ATAACGTATATACGTATCCGCAATATAACTGCTGGTAAGGATTTAAGAAAAAAATTTGTTAGTTTAGAAGATGATCCCAATTTGGCAAGTTGTAAATTAGTGGGAATTAGATCTATGGGGCACAATTGCAAAGATGATTGTGATAAATATTATGATGGAGATAAATTTAAAATAGAGGGTATACGAGTATCTAGTACACAATTTATTAGTTCAGATACAGCCATGAGACCCGATTTGTTACTATCTCAACCAATGCGGTATTCTTTAAATGCTATTAAAGAGGTAAACAATGGTTTAGATTTACCAAAAAAAGATATAGTATTAAATTCTTATTATAAGTATGAAAGGTGCCCTACCATTCCTGGAGATTGTGGAATGATGTTAATGCATGGTGATATGTCAGTGCCATCAAAATTAATAGGTATGCATGTGGCTGGTGCGCCTAATGTTAGTCAAGGCTCAGCTTGTCCTATTTTTAGAGAGGATTTAGATGATGTGTTTCAGTTCTTTAACCCAATAGTAAAATTAGAGGATTGTAAATTTACAGTTTTGGAAAATCCTGGTAGTGGTTTTGGCGCACAGGCAGCCAATTTAGATTTATTTGTGGAAGGGCGTTTAGGCGCTTTTGTAAAAAATGGCAAAACACAATCATACAAGGTTACAATGCCTAGTAAAACAAAAATACGAAAGAGTTTGGTTTTTGACTTAATGGCAGAAGATTTTGGGCCAGCTACAAAAGCCCCAGCGCAACTTTTAAAAAAAACTATTAATGGCGTGGAATATTCACCTATGTTGTTAGGCTTGCAAAAGAATATAAAATATCCTAAATTGATATCTCAGAACATAGTTGATCAAATTTCAGAACATGTTACTAACTCAATTTTAAGTTGGGACTCTAAATGGTTAACTGGCGAAAAACGTTTGTTAACGTGGTTTGAATCCTTAAATGGAATTGATGGCTTAAATCAGATGGACATGAAGACATCTGCGGGCTTTCCGTTCATTAAGTATGCTGGTTCTACGTCAAAAATACCATGGGTTAATGTTCATGAACACGAAAATAGTTACAAAACTTTTACGCCAAACTTGGATTTGTTGCAAGCGTGTGAGCAGCGTGAAGCTTTAGCTAAAAAAGGTGAAATAATGCCAACGTTTTTTATTGATACTTTAAAAGACGAAACTAGAGAATTGGCCAAAGTCGAAGCTTTTAAAACTAGAGTGTTCCAAGTTGGTCCATTTGATTTATCAGTCGTTATTCGTAAATATTTTGGTTTGTTTATGGCGCATTGCCACAACACTTTTATAAGGGGAGAGATGGCTATTGGTTTAAATCCTTTAAGTTTAGAATGGACAGAAATGTTCAAACATTTTTGCGAAGTAGGTTTTAATTTTATGTGCGGTGATGTGAAGAATTTTGATGCTTCACTTGTTTTGCAATTTGCTATGATAGTAGCCGACGCAGCTAATAGATTTTATAGTGATGGACCAGAAAACGCATTGATTAGGCGTACTTTAATAGTTACTATTTTTAGCTCTACTCATATAGTTGACATTTTAATTTACTGTATGAAGTTGGGCAATGTATCTGGCAATGCTTTAACAACCATAATAAATTGTATAATAAATATGTGTTTTGCCCGGTATGTGTATTTGAAAAGAGTAGAAAACAATTTGTTGATGTTTGACTATAACGTTCGTTTGAAAGTTATGGGAGACGATAATATGTGCAATGTGAGAGACACTATTGCAAAAAAA